GGTCACTCCTTACCAGTAGTGCCTTGGCATATCGCTTGTTGTTCATGAATAGGTTGGCGTGATCAGTGAAACTCTCCTCTGGGCTGTCGTACTTGCGGAACCAGTCCTTAACAATGTACTTAAACTTGCCATCAGGGCGCTTTTCTATGCTAATAATAACAGGGAACTTAGCCTTATCATTGGCGAGGATCTCCGTGGTTTGAACCAGCTGACGTTTCTCAGGCGGCGTGCCTGCTTTGGCTTTCACACCAAACATATTATTATCAGGGATACTCTTAGCCCAACCAGTCTCCAAGGCTGATTGAGCCAATATAAAGAGGTGAGAAATCCCCGTCTTACGCTCTGTTTCGAGAGCAAAAGGCTTGTATTTTTTTACGAATTCTTTTGGTATCATAGGTTTTCAAATTGTTAAAGTTGCACTTCTAAAATTTTTTACTAACATACTATTCATATTGACAATGATTGAAAAACAGATATAATTATCTCTTCTGAATTTTTCTTCTATTATAACATGTCTGTAATTAGTTTCATTATTTATATGTGCTTTTATTTTTCCTGATATAGCATTATAATTATCTATCTTTGTTGCTAATACCCATTCTATTTTAGCTATTTTTATTTTAAATTGATCTCTCATGTAACCCATAACAGGGTATATTTTTTCAATTAGTTTTTGTACACTCTCAACATATTCAATTCGAACAGGTGCAAATTCTCTGTATGTATCTATCAAGTTCCCGTCTTCTTTAAGGATGTAAACATGAAACTGAAAAATATGAATATCTTTGTAAGAAACATCTGTGTATTTTGCAAATAAGGGTATATTTATGTTTTTGAGTATCTCCCCTCCCCACTCAAAGTATTGTATCGCATTCATCTTATTAGTCACTTGTCATTAGTCACTTGTCATTATACATTGCGTATGTCTATATAACACTTTTGATTCCATATACTCACCACGGCCGTACTTCCATCGCCCCCGTTAAAGGCTGTATCCCCAGTGTAGATGATTTGCTTGCCATCGCAGGTGAAGGTTACTTGTCCTCCGGCGAATACCTTGCGGAAAGATACACAATCTAAAGAAACTAAATCTTTAAGCTGAATGGTTAATGGAGTCTCAACAAAAATAACAGAACCATTATGGCTATGGTTACACTCTATATAGTTACGGATGGATATATTCTCACTATTCCCATTCAATTCAAACCAACCTGTATAGCTGCCATTAATAACCTGTTTTACATATAGTTTCCTATCATTGACATCTATATTTTTTGCAATGATAAATCCCCAATTCTTAGAGCTATGAGTAAAGCCCACCATTTCATAAAAATAACTGCCAGGTGCATTAGCTATACCACTACCTGATCCAAAATGAATAGCTCCATCCTTATCAAGGAATTTGTGAGCGTCTGTAATAGTCTTATAAGAAGGAGCTATCTCGTTTATCTTTTTAACTCCACCACCAGCTAAAATTACCTTCTCATCACTATCATGACCCCAAATCTTTATACCTTTGAATTCTCCATAAACCAAATCGTTGAAATCCATGTTTCCAAAGGCAATATTCCCATTATCTCTTACAACAATTTTCGTTTTATTTTTAATGTCAATATTTACTTCATCACTCACATGGAATTTGTTTCCACCTTCTCCTACCTGTATTCCCTTATCTGTACGGATGTGATACGCACCAAAATAAGTGCCGTTGGGATGGCTGCCGTTCTCATTGATACGCAACCAGTCATCTATTTGCGTCTTAATAACTTCTTTTTCTCCTCTATTGTTCCAAGAGGTAGGGATAAAATCCAATGATGGCTTATCCGCCAAATCATTGTAGGAAAAAGCATTTTCGAAAATAACATTATTTCCGGCCATAAGCTTAATCTTTCCGCTCTGCACCACAATTCCATCAGGAATATTGCTAACAAAGTGGCTCACGGGGATACTGGTTAGGAGGTTATTGCGCTTGTCTCTTAGCTCTAAGGTCTTATCAGGCTTGTTGTACACCAACTTGGTACCTTCGTCATCAAGGAACATTAGGGAGATGCGCCTTACCACATTGCTGCCCTTCTTGAATCGTAACTCTGTGGTATTCTCGTCTAATTCTATATCGTAATCTTCGAGGTTATCTAACTGCTGCTTGTAGGCATTGGTAAAGTCATTCGTGGATAACCCCTTGCCCGCTTCCTTATCTACTTTCCCATCAAACAGTCCCTTATGAGCTTGGCTATCTGTTAGATGGTTGCGAAGCTGTTCTGCGGAAGCAGTACCCTGTATCACATTTTCCAACCCCTCTATAGAGGTCATTGGAATTTTCTCACTCTTGTGCCAAAAACTATCCAGCCACGCCCAGAACTGCTCTTGAGTAGGCTTTTTAAAGTTCGAAAACCATTGCTTTAATATTTGTATTGCTATCATTATCAATTATTAATTAAGGTTATATACCTACATATTCAATAAACTGAACTACACGATAAGGAGGCATATTGTTGTGGGGTTGGTCACCTCCTGTAGGCTCTATTCTCATTACATTCCTTCGGTTCGGGGTTACCTCCCAAAAGTCCATATTAAAGGCTGTACCATCACCTCTACTATCCGAGTCGCTACCTGAACCATCATTCACGGCGTCATGCCTATGGCTTGGCATCTCATCAATAGTGAGTTTGTGGGAACGTTCGCCACCACTTTGGTTGAGTGCATTAAGGCGATAGTCTTGTGAGTCTTCGGGTTTCTTAACATAGTCAGGGTCAAGACCTATAGGCATTTTACCGCGTAAGTTCACGTATTCCCTCCAGCCTGCAGGTATTTCCGAGGCGGGCTTGCCCCATAAAGCAATCAGACCTATAGGCACTGCTTGCTTTTGTAGCTTAAGCTTTGCTACCTCCTCCTTTAAGTCCTCGAATGCTTCCTTTTCTGCCTTTCTATCTTCTAAATCTTGTAGGTTAGTAACACGTTGAAAGTCTTCCCAATTGAAAGTCTTTTCAGGAACAGACCTACCAAAGGCTACACTTCTAATAATTTCCAATGGGCGTAGGAATCCGTCTTCAAAGGTTACCTCATTGGTGAGTTCTTTGATAAACACTGTACTATCTTTCGCTCCGCCTTCAAAGGGAAAGAGTTCGCCATTTATATAGACGGTACCTGGAGAGATAGTGTTTCCTGTCTCCTCACAACCTGATATAATAGCCTTATTGCCGGCAAGGTGTCCAAAGTGATTAAAGAGGCTATAGGCGTTTTGCATAAAGGCAAGGAAATTGACGTCAAAGGGATATCCCGCCTCGTGTGTTAAGTTTAATTTGTTCATATTAATCAATTCTTATAGTCCATCTCTTACCCGCGAGCTTATAGAAGTTCACTAAAGCTTCTAATTTGTATTTGTCATATTCTAAATCTCGTGGGAGTACTACTACGAAATCTACACCTCCATCAATATAGTTACCCCGTAAGTATAGGAACATTCTACCCAAGTACAAGGGTCTATTGACATTTCTTTGGTAAATGTATCGTCTTATATTCCGGGTGCCGTCTTCTATTTTAATACGTCTTAGCTGAGGGTCAAACTCATCATTAAGAGCTTTACGGAGGTAACATACTTGGCTGTTGTGGGTAAGGTTATACAAGTCTCTTTCTCTATGTGCTTTAAAGTCATCTAATAATTTGTTCAGAGGCATTGCTAATGTCCTTAGCCACGCCACTAATTTTCTCTTTCGTAGGAAAGTAGGGGTAAGCAGTACGAGCAGTTTGTCAATATTAAAATTATACGTTGCTGACATAAGTGATGTCGTTAAAGTTATCAATGGTAAAGTAGCCGGCAGTGGGTATCTTGCTTATCTCTATGGCTTCGAATGCCCCATAGTTGCCATTAGTTCCAATATGTTTACTCTGTGCCAGTACCAAATGTGGTATCCTCACTCCTTCTGCTTGTTGAAGTTCGTCAATGAGATGCGCTAAGACCAATTCGCCATTAAATGGTAGGCGTTTTAAGTAGCTTTTTATAGCCTCTTCTACGGGCTTAGTGGCGTGGATGATACTTTGTCCATTGCTATCAAGTACCAAAGGATCATATACTATCTTCATTTGCAAGTGCAGAATATCGGGTTGATAATTCACTACCGATAGGCGTACACCCGCGTCTTTTATCTCCTGTAAGTAGGCGGCAAAGGCTTGCTTTTGGGCATCGGTAATAGGTTGCAATTGCTCGCCCTGTTCGCCCGCTATCTTCACTATCAAACGCCCCTCATTTGGGCTTTCCACAACAGCAGAGTACTTGACAATTTTGCTTGCTTCTATCTGTTCCTCTGTGTGTCCCGTGTTATTGAACTTATCACTGTCGGGTAATAAGTCAAAACCATACTGAAAGGCAAGGGCTTTGCTTCTATACCAACGAGCGGTGTGGGGTTTGAGTTCTGCTAAACGCTTGTCTATATCCGCTCTATGCTGGTCGAACAGCTTCTCTAAGCTCCATATTGCTACGGCTATGATGTACACCCACAAGCGCCATATAGCTACTTTGGAGGTGCTGTTGAGCTCATTCAAAGCAGGCTCTTGTGCTTTGGCTTGGTAGATGAGTTCTTGTATTTCTTGTATCGTTCGTGCCATAGTTATTGTTGTGTTACTACAAAATCTAAATTTATTGCCCATATACTAATACCCTCAAGTCTTTTAAAAACTTGTTCATCTTCCTTAGAAAAAGCCGTTGCGGGCTGCAAATTCTTGGCAGTGTAGTAGCCTAAAATATCTTTGTTGGTAAAGGCCTCTGCCGGTAATACTAAGGTTTTGCCCGCCTGTACATCATCAGTGATGTTAATAGTGTTGGCTTCGGCAAACTCAAAGACGCTTTCTATCGTGCCCGTGTGTTGCAGGGCGAGGTCTAATAGTGACTGATTATGTAGGACTGTGACAATCATTTTGTTTTACCATTGAGTTGCTTGTATTTTTTAAGTTCTGCTAAAAGTTCCTCTACGGAAGCCTCTAAGTCCTTAATGCGGGCATTGGCTTTCTTGAGTTCTTCGATTGCATTGGCATACTTAGCCCCTAAGTCTTCTATCATCTCTCGGTATATCTTCACCGCTTTATCCACATTGTCTAATTCATTGGTCTGTAACTCCATTTGTTGCTTTGGGCGGCCAAAAAACCAACCTGCCAAACCTGAGAGTACCATTCCTAAGAATGATATGATGTGTTCTTTAAGTCCTTCTAATATCCAATCCATTTTTTAAGTTTTTAATTTTGAGTTACTAACCGCTTAGCTTATTGTCCCCGTTCCTGTACTGGTCGTGGCGCCTGTATAAGTTCCTGCTTGTAGGGTGATTCCTGCTTGCACCGTTACCTCGCCGCTTCTGACAAAGGTATCAATAAGGCTTGCTAAGCGTTCGGCATACTCTTCCATACTCGGTTCGGTTTTGGTAAGCATATCCCGTTGAAGGGAGATAATGCCTTGTTTGAGTTGTTCTTTGTTTAGTGCCATAGTTGGTTTATTTTGTTGTTGATTTCTTCAAACTTGGCTATGTTCTGCGGGGCAAAGTTGCCAGGGCCTGAAGGGGTTTGTATGATAGCGTTTTTAAGCTCTATTAAAAGCTCTATTAAAAGGGTTTTAAAATCGGCTTGCTCATTTTTAAGTTGCAGTTTTCCGTCTTCTATCTTTAGGGTAAAACCTTCCAAGATACATTCTACTTTCTCCAACTCGGAGGTTCCTACTACTATTGCCGTTTCCTTGTTGATAAAAGCCACACATACCAGCGAACCTACTTTTGGTTGTAGGTAAAAACCTCCTTGTTCAAAATCTACTACTAAATACACATCGTTAATGGGGGAGCTGCCGTCTAAGGGGCTTACATCAGCAGTTTTAGCCTCCTCATCTACAGAAGTTACTCTACATACCTTAACATATAGTTCCTGCCCTGTATAAGCCAATTGTTGTATCAGATCTTTTATCATAGTGCATTCCCTAATTCAATCTTTTGACGATAGCCGTTTGTACCAAAACTAATCTCATTCTTTTTCACTAAATAAGTACCACTATTGCCATCGGAGGCGTGTATTTCCACCATATCGCACTTGCTTACTTCGGGTACACCAAAGGTTTCAAAAGAGCCCTTAAAACCACTTTGCTTGTATCTTTCCAACGCCTGCATTGCGTACTTCTTTAGTTCCTCTTCTGTCAGTCCATCTATGCGGAGCTTTATTACTTCTCCGTCTTTGTCACCATATTCGTAGGTGAGTTTCTTATGCTTGGCGTTAAAGCTCTGTGCCTCCACACGTACCCTTATATCATCTTTATCGCGGTAAGTAAAATCCTCACTGATGATATTTTTGCCGTGCTTAAAAAGGTGTTTTTCGCGATTGTCTATAGGGTAGGCTAATCCAATGTACAACACCGATTCTCCGTCTATAAGCCTAAAGTAACTACTAAGCATTACCTTGTCTTTTAGCTCTTGCAACTCTTGCGATACGTTGGGCTGGGTGATACGCCAGGTTCCTACTTGTATATTATCATCAATGAGTTTGTAGCTAATATTTGTGCCTTTGAGCAGATGTTCCACTATCTCTTTGAGGGTAGCGTTCTTAAAGGCTTTAGGCTCGGCTTTTAGCGTTTTTAGTAGAAACATGCCATCTTCACATTTTATGGTGATAGGCACTTTGGCATCTACCGAACGCACGTAACCTGCAAAGCGTACTTTTAAGTCATCATCATAACCGAGTTCTACCGTAATGCGATCGCCTCGCTTGATTGGAGGCATACCTTTTTCACTTATATACCCTTGCCAGCGAATATTGCGTGGCAGTTTTAGTTCACAGGTGTCGGTAAGGCTTTCCATATCTTCTACAATGTTACACTCGGCTACCGAATTGAATTGCCAGCGGGTGCTACCTGTCTCAATGGTTATTCTACTTACTAATCTTAACATACTCGTCTTGTTGTATTTGTTTGATTTCGTAAGGCTCATCGGAAAGCATTTGTATCTGTACGCTCTGGCGATTGCTGTGTGTTTCCTGTTGCAAAGAGAAGGAAGTCACCACGGCAGAACGAATCCCAAAAGCATATAGAAAATCACTTTCCACCTCTACAGTTTGTGGAGTAGTGAGCAGTTTTCTAAGAGTTTCTACGCGACTTATAGGGTAGTCTTGCTTTGGCAATAAAAACTCCTCGTCTGTCTGCTCGTCTGGCTCCCCTTCATAGTCTGTTAATGCTATATCCAAAGTAATACCATAGTCGCCATTACTAATGTACTCCTTAATTGTACCATCTCTCCCTTGTAGGGAAGTAGTTACAATATTGCGCTCTTGGGTGACAGAAATAACCACTTCCTGAAATAGCAGGCTATAACGCTCGCCCTCGTGATGGGTACTCATGCGCAAGGAGGTAAGCCAAGGGCGATTTTCTAAGTCACTCATTGTGACAAACTCGCCATCAAACTTCTTAACCTCTAAAGGCTTGCCCGTTTGCATACCAAAGCGAAAAGCCAAGTTTAAGGCTACCGTTTTAGCAATTGTTTCTGGCTGTGGTTGAAAATTAAAATCAATCATATTTGTCAATCATTAGACCCCGCAAAGTCAGCGGTAGCAGTTAGGAGTATCTCCCGTACAGCTTGTAGAAGCTGTTGTCTGTCAAAGCCTTTGTCGGCATTCATATAGATATTAAAATTATCCATCATCTTTCCGATAGTAAGATTGCGCACTTTGTTTTCACTTTTGCCTTTATCACCTCCTACCCCCGTGCTATTCATTGTTTTGGTAGCTGCCACGCCCCCAACTGTGGGAACAGTAGGTTTATTTTTAGTAAGGTCAAAGCTATCTTTATTCTCTACTACGGTTACTTCTTGTGGCTTATCGTCTTTTTGGGTGTTAGCCTTTTCCTCATCAGAGACTAAGTCCATATTCCTACGAAACTCCTCCACACTCCCTGAAGCATTGGCCGCCCATTCCCAACCAGTGAGCTCGGCAACCCATCCTAATATCTTTTGTAGTGGTGCCATTATTACATCTAATAACACCAAGCCTATACGCTTAAAACCTGCTAAAATACCTTCTGACTTAAAGGCTTCGACGATGCTATCCCAATGCCTTTTTATCATCATAAAGGCACTAATGAGCATACCTATAGGACCTAAGAGGAGTAGCATAGTAGAGCCAAAGGAGTCAAAATAGCTAATAGCTACCGTAACATATCCTATAAGCACCCCTATAGCACTTACCACCAGCATAATAGGGTTCATATTCATAATAGCGTTCAGAATTCCTTGTGCCACGGCCATTCCCTTGGTAGCCACCGAACAAATATTTGTCCATAGGGCGGCCCTTTTTTGTGCGTTAGTAAGAAAGGAAAAGGTATTAATCAAGACGCTTCCTATAGGCGCAAGTCCTGTCATTTGTTGAACAATATCACTTAGTGCTCCTGCGTATCCGAATGCCCCTCCTGTTGCGTTGAAAATAGAAATCTTAAAATCTTCTACTTGAGCGGTAAGGCGCGCATTCTTTTCAGATGTACTTTCCATGATCACCCCTGCTTGCTCTACGGCTGAGTTGGTTCCCTCAATACTTTTGCTCATCGCTTCGGCCTCATCAGCGGTATTGATAAGGGCAATAGCAGCAGCCATATTCTCCTTTCCAAATACTTTAGTCATCAGGGCAGTGTCGCCCTGTATCTTACGCAGGGTTTTCAATCGCTCGTGCAAGGGCACACTACTATCGGCTAAGTAATCGGTACTGATCCCCGCTTCCCTAAGTCCATCGGCAGCAAGTTTGGAAGTAAAGCGACCCTCTGAAAGAGTAGTCAGTACGTTACGAAGGGCAATCCCTCCTTCACTTCCTTTCTTACCTGCCTGATCTAATAACTGAATATAGGCGTTGGTCTCGGCAAATGATAGACCCGTAGTCTTAGCTACCATACCCACCTGCTCTAATGCTTGCTTGATTTGCGGGAGTTCGGCCGACCCATTTTGGGCAGCGGCGGACATCACATTCATCATCTCTGTCATCACCTTTGCCGCCTTGATAGGGTCTTCCATACTCACCCCGAATTGATTCAGTGAAGTATTGAGTACATCAGTAGCGGCTATGGTATCGCCTCCCATTTGCTTGGAGAGAATATTCACATTCTCACCCATCAGCTTCATTGCTTCGCTATTCTTGGCGATGTCTGGGCTAAGCTGTGAAAGCATCATCTTATAGGCTTCCACGTTATCTACTGCCGAAGTACCAAAGGTTTTAGCAGTTTCACGTGCGGCCATTTCTATAGCTTTGAGACCTTCGCCTGTAACTCCAGTAATGGCCGAGAGTTCGGATAAGTTCTTTTCAAGAGCTATGCCGGGAGCATATAAGTTAGCTGCTGCTGAGGCTGCCCTATCAGTCAGATTAAGAAAGGCCTCAAAGTTTATATTGGATAGTTTTGTACTTTCCTCTATTGTTTTAGATACTCCTTCTATAGCCTTAGTGGTATTTTCGGAAAAGGTATTCAGAGTCTGATTAATCTGGGTAATCTCTGCCTGTAGTATATCCATGTTTTTGAACAAGGCCACAAATACAGCAGAAACCTGATTATCTCCTGCTATATTGAAATTTATACCATAATTAAATGTATTATTCATTTCTTTTTTGTAACTTTGCCTTGTTAAACTTATACTACTATGAAAACACTATTTTGGCTTGTTTATATCCTATCTTTTATAGTATTTGTGATAAGTTCCATACTATGGAATCTTTACGAAGTGGGAGGTATTAGTATCTACATCAGCCTACATATATTTTTCTTTTGCTTGGTATATAGCAATATCTACCCCAAAAAGGTAAAACTATCCACCCATAAGTACCTTAAATAACTCTGCTTGGTTTTGCATACGCCAATGCTCTAACCACATTGCTTGGGCATAGAGTTTACACCACTGACTGGCTTGCAGACTTTCGGGGTTTACCCCAAAGTTAGCACGAATCAGTGCCTCAGCTTTCCACTCTTCTTTCTCACTGGGCTCACTCTGTAGTGAGCCTATAAGTTTTTTGCGGTTGCCCTCGTTTTTTGTACCCTTAGCATTAGGGCTTCTACTGCTTTGAGTTTGAGCATATCGCGCCCCACAATAGCCTCATCAGCTCTCACTACATAGTTCAGGTAAGCCACTTCGGCGGCTTTCACCTCGTCCGTCTTGGAGATCTTGCTCATTGCTTCCAAGTGTTTGAAGGTTGGTTCTTTGAAGATCACTTGATGAGTCTGCCCGTCGGCTTCTACTTCCACCAATACCAACTCGCCATGTTTCTCTTTAAGGGATTGTATTTCGGCTTCCGATAGCCCACAAATAGTAGCAGGTTCGGGGACTTTGTTTTCTTCTACAAACATAAACGTTTCTTTTTCCATAATAATTAAATGCTTTTATCTACTACGTGGCTTACAATAAGAGGTAATTCTACTTCTTTGTGCATATCGCCCTCCTTCCATTCAAAAGATGTTTTTTGAAACTCACAATTCTTTAGTATATGGGTTACCAGTGGCTGATTATCGGGCTGATAGTTCACCGTGATAGGGAAAGGTGCAATGCGGTGCAATTGTCCTTTAGGGGCTTTGGATTTCAGAGCCATTACAGTTGAGGCAAGCACAGTGATAGAAGCGGTAGTCTTCACTCTGCCATACCCACGACTCACGGGGTGGCGACCTGCACCATATACGTTCTCTTTTTCTTGCTCCTCTTCATACTTTATGGCAACAATACCCGTAACGGGCACGCCCCCGATAGTGCAGATGATATCTGCCCATCCATACTCTCTTCCGTTGATAAGGGGTTCTAATTCTAACATTTTTAAAGTGCTTTTAAACAGTTATTAAATTGCTATACATTAAGGGCAAAACCAATAGATACTTCTATCTCACGCATAGTGCCTACAGGTACTATTTTGAGCACTATCTCTAATTTGGAGGTCTGTAAAATGCGCTGGCGTGGGTTGATATACACCTTATAGCCGCTAAGTTCACCGTTACGTTTCATTGCATCCAAAGGCTCTTCACAAAGAGCATTGATAGCTGACACAGTAGCTGTTTGTAGGTTACCTGTATCGGGGTCAATATAGGCAGGACCTGAAACTTTAGGCACAAGTACACGGTTTAGCTCACGGATAGCCTTGTCTATAGTACGATTGTTCTCTATGTAGGCGAAATCACTGGTGGCAGCTGTTGCTGTAAAGCTATCATTGAAGTACGTACCTGCATTACCTGCATACTGGGTCAGAAATAGATACCCTTTGTTATGTAAAGCCTCCACCTGTGCTGGGGTAAGGGCACTGAGCTTAGTGCCATCGGCAAAGGCGGGCACGTCCAATTCAAGGGCACGCAGTA